GCAGCTTGCTGATGTCCTCTTCAGACCACTGATCGCCGGAATAGAACCCGAAGTCCTCGCGGGCGTGTTCGCGCCACTTGACGACCTTGGTGATGTCTTCCGTGTACCAGCCCTTCAGCTTGCGCGTCAGATCGTCGAAACGGCTTAGCGACGAGCCCTCGTCTTTGGTGTCTGCTTCAGCCATCATTCAGCCATCCATGACGAGGAAGCCCCATGAGAGCCGCCATATCTGCGCCTTGTCGAAGGCAGGTAGGGTTCTTCGTAGTCGATGCACATCAGGCCGAAACTGTCGGCGCCGTGCGATGCCCAATCATGTTCCGGCCCGAGACCAATCCCGCGCTCTTCGTCGATCTTCTCGTGATACCAGCCGAGCGCATCCAAGCCGCCCGAGCATTTCGTTTCATCGAAGCGGATGCGTCCGAAGATGCGCCTGGCGGCCTCGACGCGCTTCATTGCAGCGCCTTTGCCTTGGTTGGCGACAGTCTTCACTTCGAAGCCGGCGTTGCGGATATGGTCCTCGTAGCGGATCGCCGTCACCACATCCCGCTTTTCCCCGTCGTGAGGAAGGATGCATGTGGCATTCCCGTACTTGTTCGAGCGCAGCCAATCGAGATGAACAGCAAGCGGCTGGTTCTCAGCCTCGTAATAGTCGATGACGCGAAGTTCCATGCCGACCGTCTGGGCAATCCAGATCGATGTCGCGTCGCTCACACCGATGTCGAAATATGCCTTGACCGGCATGAGCGGATCAAACGGGACCGCACCAATCCGGCCTTCCATGCGAGCCTGGGCAAGAGCCTTTGCGAAGTAGGCGCCATCGACGACGCTCTTGAAGTCGCCTTCCCAGATGTGGTCGTATTGCTCGGGGCGCTCGTTCAGGTCCTTGAGGCGCACGCGATCGAGAATGGCAGGGAACCAGGGGTTATCTCGCCAATTGATCGTTACGATCTTCGTCCTTGCATCGCTGGGATGTCCGAACCGCTTGTTCGTGGCGCTCTTCTTGCGCTCGGGGTTCCATGTCACCCAAAGCTCGCTGTCTTCCTCGCGAAGCGTCGGGATGAGCTTTATCCAGGCTTCTTCAGTGACCGGCTCCGCTTCATCAACCCAGCAAAGCAGGATGCGGGACTTCGACTTGACGCTGTCAACGTTGCGATCAAGGCCGGTGAACTTGTAAGAGATGCGCCCATCCTTGGTGCGGACGTATTTCTCTCCGATCTCGTAATGAGCTTCGAGCCAAGGTTCCGACTTGATCGCCGCCTTGATTTCCTCAAGTGAGGAGTCATCGAGCGAGTTCATGAACTGGCGGCCGCAGAGGATAATTCCTTCTCTGCCGGCCATTGACCACATGTAGCCGCGAACTGCAGTCATCTTGGCGAAGCTGCGCGTCTTGCCTGAGCCGCGGCCGCCTTTCGCTCCTCTGATGTCAGCCTCACCGGAAAAGACCGGTATCAGCTTCGGGGGAAGCTCAACCCTTGCTGTCGTCATTGCTCGGAGCAACAAGCTCGATGCGGGTTACAGTGCGTATCGGGCTATCGGGATCGCCCTGCAGCGTCATCGATGACAGATCGGGGAGAGACTTCCGCAGAAGTATTTCGATTGCCCGCAGCTTGTTCGCGTCTAGATCGACAGTCTCTCCTTGATCGCCTGTTTCGCCTAAAGCATAGCACTGCAAGCGTTTTACGAGCTGGGTGGTCTGAATTGCGGCCCGCGTGCGTTCCTGCTGTTCTTTGCTTGGGGTGGCGTTACGAGCGGCCATTGCTGCTACCAGAGAGCTACGAGACTTGTTGCCGTCGTGCTGGTGGAATTGATGCGACGGACGCGGATGGGAAGGATGCTGCCGGCCGTGACACCGGTGAAGGTGACGGCGTTGTTCTGCTCGTCAACTGCGACGAGATTGCCGGCGCCCCCGACATAGACAGCCCTGGTGACGTAGGTCAGATCGGTGCTGTCGTGGGGCGTGATTGCGGCAAAGCCGGATGCCGGCGCTGTGTCGTCGAATGACGCTGTGACTGGCTTGCGAGAAACCATGTGCAGTTCTCCGGTGTGAGTTCAGAGCTTCCGAAGCAGAACCAAAATGATGACGACCAGGAGCAGCAGCCCAATCCCGCCTGAAGGCCAAGGGCCTGAACGGAAGTGGAAGCAGCCGGCGAGGAGAACGAGCAGCACGACGAGGAGGATTGTAGCGGTCAAATCAAAGCTCCTTCGATACCAAGCGCCCAAAACGTCAAATTAAAGTGGAGGGTCATACTGAATTTCTCCGTCCCAGAAGACCCTAGCCAACACGTCGAACTTGTTTTGGGCGCCCTTACTGGAGAGTATCTTGCCTTTTACGTTGTAGGCGGTTTTCACCTCAACGCGGGTTGCGCTTCCATTGACCCTATGCACGGCCACCAAGTCGCAAAGACCGCGGCCAGTAATACTCCTGTAAACATCATAACCAAGCTTCAACAGATCGATTGCGACCAGCAGCTCGTTCATCTCGCCGACGACGTACGGCGGCAAACCCTCATGTTTTGATAACTTCTCTTTAGCTATCTCGACTGGCCTAGACAGGATCGTCGTCGGCCTAGCCAGAATGACCCCTTCCGTCTTCAGGATCTGGTAAAGGCGCTGCCTTGACACCCCGAGGTGTTCGGCCGCTTCCCTAGCTGTAATTTTCGGGTTTTTGGCGATCAGCTTTTTCAGCTTAACCCTTGATGATTCCTGCATAATATTCTCCTTCACTATTTACGCTAGTAAAGGAGTACTTTCTGTTGACAACAGAGTCAAGCCTTGTATACTCTGGACATCAACAAAGGAGACCGACATGAACGCGAAGCTTTCCCAGACCACTCTCTCCGTAAACGGCAAGCGCGCTGGCATCCGCATCGACGCAGGCCCTTGGGTCGCAGGCGTCCCGGCCGAATTGATCAAGATCCGCTGCAAGAAGGGCTGCTTCCCTGCCGAATTTCGTTCCGCTTTCGCGGTCGAGAACAACAGCGACATGCGCGAAGACTACTTCGAAGCCGACTGCATCCGCCTGATGCCCGGCCACCCGCTTTACGCCGCTGCGAAAGCCGCAGCATGAACGTTTACTATCTGTCGGGCCCCCTGGACCGCAAATACCTTAGGGTGTGTGCGGTCTACCGCCTTTTGCGGCTCAGGAAGATAGGCAAATCAAAAGCGATAGAGCTTCTAGCCGCACGTCATTCAAAAGCAGAAATGGTCGCTCTGGTGGCCACCGTGGAAATGTGGCGCGCAGGACCGCTAAAGGAGATGATGCCGTGACCGCTGAACAATTCAACAACTGGCTGGCCGAGATGAAATCGGCTGGCCTAGCTCGTTCTGACGCGAAATGCGCTGAACTCCTTGGGATCTCCGCCAACTCAGTTGTGACGATGAAGAAGAACGGCGCCGATCTCCGGACTGCCCTTGCCTGCCGTGCGCTGCTCCACCGTATGGAGCCGTATTCATAGCGCTCTCCACAATCCCTCACCCGGCGGCTGATACGCCTGACACGAAGCCAGGATCAGAAACGGTGTTGCGAGAGCAATGGCGAGGGCTATCCATATGGTGAGGATGATGAGCTTGCGGGTCATGGAGCGTAAGCGCAGTCTGCGCACTGCAAAGCTCGCTTGTCGCCGAGGAAATGCTCTTCGCACTCCCTGCAGAGGCAGAGATACCCGCCAGGAGCCCACGAGCGCCGGGGCTGCCGACCGTCTGCGGGCTTCATGCGCTTAATCGCCTCGACGGCTGAGGAAGCGGCGGCAATCAATTGTTCGCCTGCTTTGCTCATCTCGCTCTCCTGTTATGGAAGCGGGGTGTGGTCGGGAAGGCGCGCGAAATGTGGATTTGAACCACATCGTCCGATCTGCTCGCGCCACGCAGTCTAGGGCCACCCCATTACGCCAGTGTCGAACCTGGCTGCTTTACCTTTGCTGCCTTCCCGCATCGCGGCCTCTATTAAACGCCGAGGTGCCAGCGCGCGATCTCGTTGCCTTTCGGCGAATAGCTGGGGCCGGTATTCCTCAACCGCTTGGGCTGACTACTGACCGGTTTCGCATCCCCAAGGCATCTAGGCGTCTCTACCGTTTCCGGCACTACCACTCTGCCACTACGGCTGCGAGAATCCTTCGATGGCCTCGGTCGCAGCACTGTACCATCTCGTTGAGGCGACGAGGAATGGAGAGACATCCATAAGCCGATGTAGTCTCTCTGGCATTCGCCTCGGAATTGGACGCTTTTGACTGGAGCGTTAACCAGCTAAAGGCTTTTCAGTGCACCGCCCTTAGATTCCGGCCATTTGACCGCGTCACCTCAGAGAGTAAAAGCCGTCATCCAGACTGAGGCCCAGAGATCGACGGCAACCAGGAAACTTAAAGCGCATTTTTCCATTGGTGCGGAATGTGAAGAGCCCCGCCGAGTGCCGGGACGTATCCCCGCCGCACCAAATCACAATGCAGAAGATACCATAAACGCCTTGACTTTCAAGCGGTTTGATGCGCGCACAAAATTACCCTCAACAATTTATGCAGCCTCGAAATCGAAGTCGTACGGTACCGTATAATTCCCAGCTATATCGAGCTTCGCGACAAGCTTCTGAAGGCGCGGATCTTCTTTCGCGCGCCTGCGCACCTTCTGCCGAGCACTGCGCGACTGTCGGTCAAACTCAACCTCTGCTTCCGCCTCGGCGGCACGCAATGCCAGGATATCGAGAAGATCGATAGAAAGTGGCTCTCCATCTGCCGTCTTGACAATATCCTGAACGCCGGCCGTCTGTTTCAGCAGGTCTAGGTCATGAGGACGGTGGACGAAGACATACCCCACGATCAACGCAAACCGGCGCACCTTCCATAGATCAGTGTGCCGTCTATCGCGGACTAGACGCTTCTCGGCTGGCATATAGAACGAGAACTTGTTGTCCTTAAGAGCCCGCTCGATAGCTGACATGTTCGGATCTAGGCTCGGGATGATGCGGTACCCCTTGCCTCGCTTGCTGCTTGTCTTTTCCACGATGTATTCGCGCTTTGGTTTCTGAGCGCCTGGAACCGTGCGAACCGCGTACCAATCATTTGCCGCCTTCATGATGTGCCTCGCTACGTGATGATGTGATGC